GAAATGTCTAATATGAAGTTTTGCGCGGGAACAAATTACAGTGATGATCGTGAAGTGAGAACCTGGATGCCAGTTGTGCGAAAAATAGCATATAATAGTTAAACAAAAACAAAAACAAAAACAAAATATACATTAGTAGTGTAGTATTTAATTATCCACCATACGGACTAACTCTATTGGGTTTAGATGTGGCTTTACCCATTATCAGTATTACTATCACTGCAAAGAATACCGCTCCCGCAATTATTTCTCCCATTTTTAATGTTTTTCACGTGTTGATATTTTAATGTGTCTTCTGGTATTTTACAAAAAAAGATTCAATTTTTGCAAAATAGTTTCTTTATATTGTCAAATCGATGTCGTATTTATTCTTGACTTTCTCTCTAAAGATGTTAAGTCGGTCTTTCAATTCATATTCTTCTGGTATATGAAATGTAAAAATAAGATTGAAACTACCACAATTATAAGTAAAAAATGTGAATAAAAAAACAACTGAAGAAATTCGTGAAGAAGCACGTATTAGAAAACGAAAACAACGTGATAAGTTGAAGGAAAAATATGGTGACGAAGAATACAAAAAACAAAGATCAAAAGAGTTAGCCGATTACCGAAATTCAAAGAAAGAAAAAAGGATTAAATAAATTGACAATAATAATTAATTTATAAATTATATAAATTAATTAGTTAATTTTTATTTTGTTTTATGGGCAAACCATTTTTATTAGAATACTTTGTAGGTCACAATTAGTTTGAATAATATGTAGGTCACAAATTAATTACTGTATGCGAGGCCTCCCATACCAGACATAACACGAAGAACATTGTAGTTAGTGGCATAGACACGGACCTTGGCGGTCTTGGTACCCTCAACACAAGCGTTGGAGAGAACAAGTTGAAGTGTGGCGTTATCAATGCGAGAGAAGTTGCAGGAGCCAGAGGGTTGGTGTTCCTCAGGGCGAAGAGCGAAGGAGTATACATTGATACCAGTGTCGGGGCTTCTGGTGTGGTGTTGGAAAGGTTGGACGAGGTCGAAGTAAGTTCCCTCGCGCTCAGAGAAGCGGTCTTGTCCATTAAGTTGTAACTTGGCAGTTACGACGGGGTTCTCTCCCCAGCAGTGCATATCAAGAGATGTCTCGGTAAGAACGAATGTACCGGCATCAGAGACACCAGAGTTCTCCATAGAATCACTACCTAAATTGGGGTTGGCGTATTTATTACCCCAACCAGAACCGACGGCGGCATCATTAGCACCGGCATCTTGGAAGAGACCATTTTGGTCAATGAAAGATTGTGTAGTTAGGGATACAGCATCTTTACCACCGAAAGAGTGGATGGCATTGGGAAGAGCGTCAATAGCATCAGTGTAGTTGAAAGGTTGGGCACCAAGGACATTGAAAAGAGGTTGTGTGCACTCAAGAGAAGAGCAGTAGTCAACATTCTCGTCAGGTTGGACAACCCAGACAAGCTCCTTAACGGGGTGGTTGAAGTTAAGCTTGATCTTGTTACTGGAGGAACCAACAGACTCGTCACCAGTGAATTGGAGTTGCTCAATGAGGTACTCGTGGGGGTTTTGAGCCATTCTGCGACGCTCGTCGGTGTCAAGGAAGACATAGTCGACATAGAGGGAAGCGGCAACAAGAGATTGGTTGTAAGCGGTGGTTACCTTACCACTTGTCTTAGCAGTGCAATTTAAGCTGTTTACAGCCCATAAGCACTCGTCAATAGGGCGGATGTCAAGGTTAATCTTGACCTCGTGGTATTGAAGAGCGATAAGAGGAAGGGCAAGTCCAGGGTTACGGCAGTACCAGAATTGGAAAGGCACATAGAGTGTGGTCTCGGGAAGGGCGTTACGGGGAGCGCATACTTGGCGAGGGGCGTTGGCCTCACAAGGTCCATCAACGGCGTTGAAAGAGGGATCGGTGATGAAAGTGAGTTGAGTGGTGTTTCCAACCATCTTGTAGTATCCGCGTTGTTGGTCAGCGGTAAGAGTAAGTTGGTTCCAGATGTGCATCCAGTCACCATATTGACGGTCGATGCGTTGACCACCAATCTCAACCTCAACTTGAGAGATGAGTTGCTCACCAGGGAAATCTAACCAACGGGCATATACACTGTCAACAGGGTTAGACATTTGTTGGTTGATCTCAGGAAGAGTTACCTGAAGATAGGTTCTGTAGGCAAGATCACCATTTCTGGAGATTGTGCATGTTACACGACGACCGAAATCGGCTTGTCCGTTGAAAGTTTGCTCAATGGATTCCATTGCAAAGTTTGTATGGCGTCTGTAAGAGACTTTCCAGAAAGTAATTTGAGGATTGCCTGTAAGATAGACATCCTGGGCACCGTAAGCTACAAGTTGCATTAATCCACCTCCCATTGTTATATTATTGCTAAATATTTTTTTTTTACGAAAAAAACATTTGCACTACATCTATTTATTTAATTAAATTAAAATTAAAATTTTCCTTGAGGAATGTATGGATATAATTATTCGAAAATATCTCTTTTTTTCCTTCGTGTTTTTTAATAAAAATATATTTATCCTCTCGTCGTTTAATTGACCAACGATTATCTAAAGCACTATACAAAAAACATAATATATAGTTGAATGATTGTGATGCTTCTACACTACTAGTTGGTTTTAAATAAATACCGTCGCAAAACACATGTTTACACCCATCTTTCTTTAAAATATAACTACTATTTTTTTTATGAACCACCCAGCCTTTATCTAAATAACTGTGTAAATGATTCATTAAAGTCAATATATGTGGATTTACTGCATCGACATCCAACCCAAAATCACTAACATGGATATTCATTTGTGTACTAGAGAGAAAACATAACCGCAAATATAACGTAGCCTAAAGAAAACATTCTGCATAAAATAGATATTAAATATAAACAAATAGTTTTTATAATATATGCCAGCTTTCAAACATAAAACAAACAAAAAAATAATATTAGATGAAAAAGCAACAACTACATTGGATGGAAAACACAAAGAGCTAGAAAAAGGGTTTGAAGTTGATAAGAAGGAAACACTTCCTGAATTAAGAGCGAAAAAAAAATACTTTACCAAGTTGTTGGAAAATGCCGATATCAATATCGAACAAGAACTTGAAATAAAAGACACTATAAAAGAGATTAGTATACAAATAAAAGAAATAAAATCGGATAAGAAAAAATACTATCTAAATAATAATAAATACATTTTTGATTATTTCGAAAACAAAAAAGAAGTGTCATTAGATAACAACAAGACAAAATTATTAAACACTTTTTTTAAAGTAAAAAATACAGATATTGAGGAAACCGATACAACAAACAAGGACACCATTCAACAATACCTCGCCAATATTGATGAGTCGTTCATCGATGTTGGAAAATATGTATGCGAAACAGATATATGTCAGTACTGTAAAAAAGGAGAATTGATCCCCATTGACCACGAAGGAATTATGGTGTGTAATAAATGTCATAAACACATTCAATATTTGGTTGAAAATGAAAAACCGTCATATAAAGAACCCCCTAAAGAAGCCTGTTTTTATGCATACAAGAGAATAAATCACTTCAGAGAAATTCTGGCGCAATTTCAGGCAAAGGAAACTACACAAATTCCGGATGAGGTGTTGGAGAACATTAAAAACCAAATTAAAAAGGAGAGGATAGAATTAGCTGCGTTGAACAATAAGAAAGCAAAGGAAATATTGAAAAAACTGGGTTACAATAAGTACTACGAACACATTCCATTTATAAAAGATAAACTGGGCATCAAGCCTCCGGTTATGACACAAGAATTAGAAGAATCTTTGTGTAATTTATTTATGGAGATACAAGGTCCATATGCCAAATTTTGTCCAGATGACAGAGTAAATTTCCTCAACTATTATTACACGGTTTATAAATTATGTGAACTGCTAGACCAAACACAATTTTTACCATATTTTCCAATGTTAAAAGACCGAGAAAAACGGATTGAACAAGACGAGATATGGAAAAAAATATGCGGGGAATTGGATTGGGAATTTATACCCACTATTTAATGTGTAATGTTTATTACATATGTAACAATCTGTATATATTGTTACATATTGTTACATAATAACAATGAAATAAGAAAATGTACATGATATCAATTTACCAACATTTTCGTTTTGCATCTAATTGCAATTTATTCAATCTAAACACGTAGTTTTGAAAATAATACTAGTTACTAGATATGGGTCACAATTAGAACTAGGACGTCTATCTTCAAAATACCCCTTTTCATTTTTAATTGTATCAAAGCCTCTTCTTATCGATGCACCTCTGTTGCCATTTCCATCTGTAAAAATATCATATGATGCAGTCTCGTGTTGTCCTGTCATTCGTTCTTCATTGCCTGTTCCATATACAGACATGTGGTCTTTATGTTTTTTTGATAATTTAACGACAGCTTCATCGATATATTGCAATCCCGTTTTGTCATGAGTACCTTCTCTCATATGTTTTGTACTATAATTGGTATGACATCCTGAACCGTTCCAATCACCTTTTAACGGCTTAGGTTCTATATTAATAATAACTTTATGTAATTCGCCAACCCGTTGTAATATATATCTTGCCATTAACAGATGATCTCCTGCTTCGATTCCTTTACAAGGACCAACTTGAAATTCCCATTGCCCTGGGGCTACTTCGGCATTAATGCCAGAAAGTCTCACCCCTGCATATAAACAGTGATTCATATGTTCTTCTGCAACATTTCTTCCATATGCATTTTCGTGCCCAACCCCACAATAGAACTGTCCTTGTGTGTCCATTTTCGTTTCATTATAACCAAGTGGTAATGATGTGGTTGGATCTATTAAAAAATATTCTTGCTCTAGACCAAACCAAGGTTCTTCTTCTAGTTTTTCGTCGAATAACTTATTCGCAGCGTATCGCGTATTGTTAAAAATGGGTTTGTTGTCGGGTGTATATGTATCGCATAGAACCATTATGTTTGTTGTCTTTGGTGTGTAAATGTCGTGTCTAAATGGATCCTTAAAAATACATTTAGGTTTCATAACAATCTCTGATTCTCTACCATCTGCTTGGTTAGTAGAGCTTCCGTCATAATTCCAGTCAGGAATAATTAATAAATCAATATTTCTATTACGATCAATATCTAAAATACGGGTCTTACTCCGGAGTTCATCCCCTCCTCCGACCCACACATATTCAACGATACATTTTTGTGTAGTCATTTTACAATAATAAATAAATAATTTTATCTTTATGTCATAAAAATTACATTATGCGTTGCACCAACTTATTAGACCAACTTATTAGACCAACTTATTAGACCAACTTATTAGACTAACTTATTAGACCAATAAAATTGATGTCATTTTATATAATAGTATATACATATAAAAACATATATACCATCTGAATAGTGATAATCTCTATACAACTGAAAGATACACAATGAATAGCTTGCTGAAAGAAATGCGCAATGTGAGTTATGTGTGTAATTTAAAACAGCGAATCGCATTATTGCCTAAAGAATTGCAAATAGAAATCGCCGAATACAACGTAGATCATAGGATAGCCTTATCACGTGTTCACCAAGAAATGAAGGAAATGAAGGAATACAATGATTCCCTTGATTATTGTGACAATGATATGTGCGAGTCGTCAATTTCAAAATGGTATTGTATCGAAAGTAAAATTATGAACGACACATATTACTTTTGCGATGATTATTGTGCAAGTTATGGATCATGGAGTATAAAGTATGATATGAGAAAAAGTAGGAGAAATGTAAATATAACCAACTAATGTGACAACGCTTATGGAGTATGAACACTCTAACAGTTGCATATAGCAATAACTAGCGCAACGATGGTGTAAAAGCATCACAGTGTATCATTACATCTGTAAAGGATGCCATTTTTTACTGATGTAAAGATACATTGTACTCTGGTTTGGGTTTACATATTCGCAGATAATATGTATTGCAATACATATTATTTTACAAGTATTTTGTGTTTGTTTGCACTAGTTGTGAACTATATAATCAGTGATAGAGTATTGTATACGACATCACATTAAGTAACAAGTATATTTATACGACGATTAAAATCCACCGGGGAATCTTACGAGGTTTGCACCAATACCAAAACCAGCACCAGAACGAGCACCTACAGCAAGACTGGGTACATATGTATCAAGAATGCTAAATGTAGCGGCAGCAGTTAATGCGATAAGAGATACTTCATCTAAGTTAAGAGCTTTCTTGGGGATGGCATAAGCAGCAATAGCAACCATTAATCCTTCTACGAGGTATTTAATGGCTCTTTTGACAAGTTCACCTAAATCTAACATTCCAGTCATATTATATAAAATAATAAGAAAAAAATAATAAATATATTATTGTTCGTAAAAACACTTAAATATTTATAATGTTACTAAGTATAATGAGTTTTTCTAAACCTATTGAAGTACCGAGTAATGTTGAATTAAAAAAGAACGATGATGGCTCTGATAATGCTAAATATATTGATTTGTTGGATGAAGACAAGGCAATCGCAGGACAAAAATATGCGTGTCTATCTTTCGTGTCTCCCGAACATATTCTAAAACAAAAAGATATGTTTTTATTCGAGGAATTTATCAAAAATTGGGACTTTAGTAAATCGATGGAGAAATTCAGTCAATTTTTAAACTTTGTTTCTTTCAAATATCACATTGATTTTGATAAGTTAACTACTGATTTTCAAGCGTTTACTAAAGACGAAAGAGACAAGTTAATTGCCACTACTATTGAAGACGACTTTAAAACATTTTTGGATGAACACGAAGACAGACTGGATAAGGTTTTCGGAGAGAAGCACGGGTTCCAAACCTCTATTCGTGGAATTAAAGTGAGAGGCGTGTTTCCAACACAGCAAGAGGCTGAATTAAGATGTAAAATGCTTAGACAGAATGATCCTCATCACGATGTATATGTTGGACCGGTAGGTATATGGGTACCATTTCATCCAGAGGCTTATAAAACAGGTCGTGTAGAATATATGGAGGAAACCCTAAATGAGTTGATGAGTGAGAAGAAAAAGAACGAAGAAAAGGCAAAGGATGAATTTGACGCACGCGTTAAGGAAACTAAGGAAAAGGCAATGGAAGACAATAAGAAAAAGGCCGAGGAGTCTGGTAACAAATTGACACAAACTATCAACAAGGAAGGTAATTTGGTATCTATTGCGAATATGAACACACAAGATAATGGCGAAACTTCAACCATTGAAGAGGTAAGAAAGGAATTATTTGAAGGTGATAACATTGTAACCAATGATAAGACTGATCATGGATTAAGTGAGCTGACTAACGCTGCTGAAGAAACCACTACTAGTGCCACTAGTTGAGCAAAGTATACAAGACATAGACATAGACATAGAATTCCATTACTAATGGGGTAAAGTTATATAATTATTTTAGTGATATAAAAATAATTATATGTTAACTACTAATGGTAACTGGTAATACCAACCAGGAAGCTGAAAAAAACGAACTATATTCCAATATATTACACCATAAGGAAGAAATACAAAGGTTAAAAATACAGCTTGAAGAAATAGATAGGGTTATTGTTTCTGAATGTGTAGATAAATACGGCACCCACGAGTATATACGAGAAATTGAAACAGGACCTTATGGAAATTCATATCTTGTATGTAAACACTGTGGATTTGAACGATAGATCTTATCTTATCTGATCTCATCTATTATACATACTTGAAGAAGTAATATGTAAAATATATATAAACATAATGCAACTAACATCTTCATATGACAGTGTTAACAATGAGTAAATGTTTCATTTATCCCTTATTATTCTATAATGGCAATTATGCAGTTTGGAATAATAATAAAAATGTATTACAAAAAACATATACTATTGATGAATCATATACCGATTATAATATAACGGGTAAGATAACATACAATAGTAAAGATAATTATGCAGAAAATCAAGGAGTTGGTTACGATGAAGTAAAAACTATATTGAATATAGAAAACAATGGTGATTTATATACTGAAATAATTAACAAACAGATAGAATATTCGAATGATATAGAAGATTGTCTTATTACATACAACTACAAAATTCAAAAGAATAACAAAGAAATAGATCTATACGAAATCGAAGACGATTCGATTCTTTCGTTATTGCTAAAAATGATATATTAAGGATCGGTGTTTGGGGTACGATTATTCTCTATATTTACACCATTATACGGGATCATCCCAATTATTTAAATCATCGTCTGGTAATTGAATGACACTTGTAAAGTCCGTGGGTATATTTTTACTCTTGATTTTAGTTTCTAGAGCATTGTGTTTCTCCATAGATTTGAACAGTTTTTCGCGATTATTCAATGTCAATTCTCTGTCTCTAATATAATTCTTATTTCTAGATTTTGAATCCATAATCGACTCAAATTCGGTGGTGAGTGCTTGTTTATTTTCGATCAAAGAAATGTATTCATCCTCTAGAGATTTTTTTAATATTGACCATTCCTTTAATTTAAACACAGCATCTTGATGTTCCCATAATTTATAATTAGTATATGGGCCTAATAAATCCATTCTAAATTCTATTTTGTTGTGTAAATTTCCATATTTCTCTCGGAGATTATGTACGGATTCTTTCTTTTCGTCAAACTTAAAATACTTTGATACTGATAATATTAGACTGATATATGTTGATATGGATATCCCACATACCGTTACGCTGTTAGATGGTGTAGAGAAATATTCTTTTGTAGATTGTAAAAATCCAGATAATGTGGATAATACAATGACAGATATTTGAATATAATTTACTTTGGTAGTTAAACTTGCGTATTTAATATCCAACAACCGTTTATTAGATTTACACTCTTTTAATATATACAAATTGTTATTAATGAGTGATTCTAATTCATTCTTAAAAATAATGAATTCTTTTGTTTCCTTGTATGACTGAGAAGTAGGAATATCATCCATCATTGTGTTGTGAACAACTACATTAGTATGGAGCACATTGGTATCCAGGTTGTTGGCCACATTGGTATCCAGGTTGTTACTTGTTTTCAATATAATATCGGAAGTAGATATATTATTAGTGGTATTATTAGTGGTATTATCACCAGTATTATTGACATTTGATTCTACTTCATTACTAGATATATCAATATTATTATTATCCATTATATAATAATAATACAGAAAAAATAATTTTACCATTTGCTCTTTCTAACACTTATCTTAGGACCACCCCCTCGTTTTTGAACACTAGCTGGATCGTATGCTTCTTCCTCGTCGTCACTACCTAAATCCTTAGATATCTCCCAAAATTCTTTAGATCCTAATTTAAAATCCCCACGATTTTGAGCCTTGTACCAAAAAACTTGGTCACACAATTGATTGGATTTGGCATTGTTGTTAATGACTAAACATTCAAAATTTTCCGTACATTGATCCATTACTTGCGCAAACGATTCAAATGTAGGAAACATACCCGCATAATTCTCCCATATTCTCTTTCTATTGGCAATATACGGCTCCCTCAGTATAAATACATAATCAATATTCGTTCGCAAATTAGGCGGAATACCAAGTGGATATTGCATGGTAATAATCAACATAATCTTCCAGTGACGCCCGTTCATAAATAGCAGCCGCATCATTTTGTCCTTTGTCCATTTATTGTCATATAGACAATCATCCAATATCACGAATGCTCGTGGGTCTATACTCGTCCGCTTATATGCTTCCATCTCTTTATTCACTTGCTTTAATACCGTTTTCTGCCGCTTCAAAATATTTTCTATAATTGCCGTATTATATTCGTCGTGGATAAACAATTTGGGAACGTGTGCAGCAAAAAACCCATTACCGGCTTCTGTTCCTGATATAACCGTTCCTATGGGAATGTCTTGGTGGTTGTATAACAAATCTCTTACTAAAAAACTTTTCCCAGTGTCTCTTCTACCAATTAATACCACAACTGGACCCTTGTTTTCATCCGGTCTGAAACTAATGTGCTTCATATCGAATTTTTTCAAGTCTAGTGTCATAATTAGTATCCCAGAAGAAAAAAATACGAATTTATATACGAATTTATATGCGAATTTATATGAATTCATATACGAATTTATATGAATTTATATACGAAATAAGTTAAATATAGATTTTTATAAAGATTATTGATAGTAAAGATGGATTTTTCTCTGTATTATAGAAAACCGAATAATGGTGAACTATTCAACACTTTAGAAAACTCTAGTATTGCTCTATCAAACTGTCAAAATTATATACCTTTGTATGAAAAATTCTTTTCACTAAATACTTCCAATTACAATAGTATTAATTTGAATCACAAGTATTATTTATACGATATTAAAGAATCACACAACAAGAATGTTCACACAGCGATGCTAAGTGACAACTCAAACAATATGTGCAAAAAAACCATCTTTTGTAAATTCTCTCCACTGTTAGACCCATTAAGATATATGACAGGTTCATATGATACATCTGGTAATAAATTATTCACATTGCCTACATACAACGATCCTACATGTTATCCTAAACTTGCAGATGTAAATAATAGTGCATATACCGATGGATTTTTCACATACCTATCAAGTCAGTTGAACCATCATTATGGATTTATTCACGGACTTGATTAT